GTTTGCAGGACCTGATGAGTTCAAGTATGATACAAGCATCGATATCTACACTGCCTATAAGATGTACATTGCATCTAAACCTTGGGTATGCGATAATTACATTCGCCTTCCTCATCGTAAACCTGATTGGATTTGATTTATGAGTCGTAATGATTTTGTATGGGTTGAGAAATATCGACCCAAGACTATTGAAGAGTGTATACTTCCTGACAATATTAAGAAGACCTTTCAGGATTTCCTAGATAAGGGTGAGGTTCCCAACTTGTTGTTGTCTGGACCTCCTGGATGTGGTAAAACCACTGTCGCAAAAGCATTATGCGAAGAACTTGGAGTAGACTATTATGTCATCAATGGATCCGATGAGGGGCGATTCCTGGATACTGTCCGAAACAATGCGAAGAACTTCGCTTCGACCGTCTCGCTTTCTTCAACTGCAAAACACAAAGTCGTCATCATTGATGAGGCAGATAACACAACCCCAGATGTACAACTCTGCTTACGGGCGTTTACTGAGGAGTTTATTGGCAACTGCAGATTCATCTTCACCTGTAACTACAAAAACAAAATCATCGCTCCACTTCATTCCCGATGTGCAGTGGTCGAATTTGGAATTAAGGGAAAAGAAAGACAGGGACTTGCAACCCAATTCTTCAAACGTATCCAAGACATCCTCGTTTTGGAGAGAGTTGATTTTGAAGGCAAAGTCCTTGCTGAACTAATCAACAAACATTTTCCTGACTGGCGTCGTGTACTCAATGAGTTGCAACGTTACTCTGTTAGTGGTAAAATAGATTCAGGCATCCTTGCTGCGTTCAGTAATGTCAAAACAGATGATCTCTTCAAGTTCCTCAAAGAGAAGGACTTTCCCGCCACACGGAAGTGGGTTGTTGATAATCTGGACAATGATCCTACTGTACTTCTGCGTAGCATTTACGATGCTCTTTACTCACACTTGGCAGGTCCTGGGATTGCTGCTGCTGTCCTCATTATTGCTAAGTATCAGTATCAGAGTTCGTTCGTCGCAGACCAGGAAATAAATATGCTTGCTTGTCTAACTGAAATAATGGTGGAATGTGATTTTAAATGAGCAAAAAACCTAGACAAAACAAATCCAGATTATATTATTACTTCTGGGGAGTTGCTACCATATCTGTGGTAGTAGGACAAATTTACGTCGGTTCAGGGTATAGAGCAATGGCCGATTCAGTTACTAACCTTACAGAGAGAGTAAAATGAACGTTAAAGTATTACGAATGAACACGGGTGAAGAAATTATCTTTACCCTTATTAGTGAAGATGAAGAGAGTATTGAGGTAGAACACCCTCTTGTTGCTATTCCAAATTCACAGGGTCAGGTTGGATTTGCTCCCTGGTCTACTCTTGCTAAAGAAGACGAAACTATTAAAGTTTCTAAGGAGTATGTTGTATATGTAATTGAGGCAAGAGATGAGATCGTGGAGAACTATGAAAAGATTTTCTCCCCCCTCGCAACTCCTAGTAAAAAACTAATCCTATGAGGAAAGTAATCATTTCTTGCCTAACAATCTGTGCTGCTATCGCAGTTGCCGAACCAGCACTGGCACATAAAAGGCACGGTCATAGACCACATTACCATGATTCTCATAGGCACTGTCACCATCACCCCAAAAAGGGATACTCTCATTGTCATAGGCATACACATAATGGACCTGATAGAGGTCATCATGGCAACAGGTGGATGCATCCTATTTGGGATCCTGAATACTTTGAATATCATTTTCACTTTAGTCATCACAGATGAAATCTTTGAAAACTCCTCTTCGTTATCCTGGTGGTAAAAGTCGTGCCACCAAAAAGATTGGACCTTATATCCCTGATCTTCGTGATTATGACGAGTTCAGGGAACCTTTTTTGGGTGGTGGAAGTGTATCTCTTTATGTTATCAAGAAGTATCCAGATATAAAGATATGGGTCAATGATTTATACGAACCCCTAGTTAACTTCTGGCAGCAACTTCAACAAAACGGACATGAACTTCGTCTCCAACTGATGCAGTTAAAGTCTCGTTATCCTGAACCTCTTTCTGCTAAGGGATTGTTCTTATCATCAAAGGACTATCTTGAGCATAATAATGAAGACCCTTTGTGGAGAGCAATATCTTTCTATATCATCAACAAGTGTTCTTTCTCTGGACTAACTGAGAGTTCTTCTTTTTCTGCTCAGGCATCAGATAGTAACTTTTCAATGAAGGGTATCTTGAAACTTGATGGGTATACTCAGTTGATTAAGAATTGGGAGATAACAAATCATTCTTATGAGAAACTTCTAGATGAAGGTTCTGAAAAGACTGCGTTTGTTTATTTGGATCCTCCTTATGATATCAAAGACAACCTTTATGGAAAGAAAGGATCTATGCATAAGAGATTTGATCATGATCGGTTTGCCATAGACTGTGATGATTGTTCTATGGATTGTCTTGTCAGTTACAATTCTGACCAGTTGGTTATGGACCGTTTCAAGTCATGGAATGCGGTTGAGTTTGACCTTACCTATACAATGCGTTCAGTAGGTGAGTATATGCGTGAGCAAAAACAACGCAAAGAATTATTGCTTTTTAATTATGGAACTGAAGGATTGGTTGAACTCAATTAATTTCTCAAAAGAGAATCTTAAAGATAATATTAATGAGTATCCACCCTACATTGTGAATCGGTGTCTGTCAGGTCACCTAGATTGTATTATGTTTGCCAATGAAATGAACCAGTATCATTTCTTAGACAAGGATATGCAATATGAATTTTATCTAAATATCTTGAGAAAGAGGAAGAGATTCTCTCCTTGGATCCGTAAGGATAAGGTCACCGACTTAGATTGTATCAAACAATACTATGGTTACAGTAATGAGAAAGCATCTCAAGCACTGAAGATTTTATCAAATGAACAGATCGAATTTATTAAACAACGACTTGACACTGGTGGTACAAAATGACACAGACAACTGAACCGCAGGTTAATTGGTCTCAAGATAAGATGATTGAGGTCAGACTGAATGCCCCCGATGACTTTCTGAAGGTCCGAGAAACCCTGACTCGTATTGGTGTTGCTTCTAGAAAAGAGAAGAAACTTTACCAATCTTGTCATATTCTGCATAAGCAAGGTAAATACTATATCGTACATTTTAAGGAGTTGTTTGCTCTTGATGGCAAGTACGCTAACCTTACTGTTAACGACGTTCAGCGTAGGAACCGTATTACTCGCTTGCTTGCTGATTGGGGTCTCATTTCAGTAGTGATTGAAGATACTATTCTGGACATTGCTCCTTTGAATCAAATCAAAGTTCTCCCTTACAAAGAGAAAGGTAATTGGGTGCTTGAACAGAAATACAATATTGGGAAAAAGACAAAGACTGAAGAGAGCGAATAAATAGGACTGAGACTCTTTTCGTGCGGTCTCTACAAAAGTCGGAAACCCTTATAAGGAGGTACGGTTGTCACCGTATCTTCTTTTTTTGTTTTCTGCTATAAATATATTTGATTGCCTTCGGGGATCACAAAACACAAACTCGCTTTTATAGGAGCTACCATAATGAGAACATTAGCACACTACGGTGCTGCGGATCTGGATCGTTTTGTCCGCGACATTGATAAGCATTCAATTGGATTGAATGAATGGTTTGATAAGCAACTCTCCACTACGGAAGACATTAATTATCCACCTTACAACCTAGTTAAAGTAAACGACAATACTTATACTCTAGAACTGGCACTCGCTGGATTCAGTAGTAACGAAGTTAAAGCATACACTGAGTCAGGTCAACTGTTTGTAGAGGCAGCAAAGGAAGATACGGTAGAACGAGAGTACGTTCATCGTGGACTTGCCCTACGCTCTTTCAAACGCGCCTGGACGCTCTCTGAAGACGTTGAGGTAAGCAATGTAGAGTTCGTTGACGGCATCCTGTCTGTGGTTTTAGACCGTATTGTTCCAGAGAAACACCAGAAGAAACTCTGGTTCGGTGCAGACTAAATAATCCATATCGTCGCCGCAGGGGTGCTACTGGCAAAATCCAGTGGACACCCCTCTTTTTTTGTGCTATGATATCCCTGATAGGAGGACTGTATGACTAAGAAGTCAAAGACCAAGAAAGATAACAAAGGTCGTGAGGAAACTTGGGAGTGGGAAGAAACTTCTGAAGTAAAGGAAGCAATCGCTAAACTCCACAAGACGATCTACGAATTGGAACTAAACGCACCTGATTATGGAGTTGGCAAATGAATGAAGACGCAAACTGTAAGATTCTATACATGTCTAGTGGTCTGATTCTGATCAGTCAAATTGATGAAGTGACCTCTGAATTGGGATCACCTGACTGTAAACTGACAGAACCATTCGTCATCAATGAGGATGGAACTCTATCTCCATGGTTGGTTGACCTGACTAATCAGAATACATTTATGATTCATTCGGATAAGGTCTTGACTATCGCTGAACCAACTGGTAAACTCAAAGATAAGTACGAAGGATTGCTGAAGTGAGGTTTTACACCAACGTCCAGATGATTGGCAACAATTTTCTGTTTCGTGGATATGAGAATGGAAGAAAGGTATCATATAAGGAAGAGTTTCAACCCACACTTTATGTAAAATCAAAGAAAGATAGTAAGTGGAAAACACTTGAAGGAGATCATGTAGAACCGATTCAACCTGGGTCGGTTCGTGATTGTCGTGAATTCTATCGTAAGTATGATGACATTGACGGATTTAAAATCTACGGTCAAGACAGATTCCTTTATCAATACATCTCGGATAAGTATCCAGAGGATGAGATTAAGTTTGATATCTCAAATATTAATCTTGTAACTATTGATATTGAGGTTCAGGCAGAGCACGGATTTCCAGATCCAGAATCTTGTTCTGAAGAGATGTTGACTATCTCTATTCAAGATTATAATACTAAAAAGATTACAACCTGGGGTCGTCATCAGTATGTTCCTACACAGGCAAATGTAACCTATCATCACTTCTCGGAAGAAGTTGCGATGCTAGAAGCATTCCTCTATTGGTGGCAACAGAATACACCTGATGTGGTGACTGGTTGGAACTGTCGTCTGTATGATATCCCTTATATGTGTGGGCGCATCACCCGTATTATGGGCGAGAAGAAGATGAAGCAACTTTCCCCATGGGGATTGGTTACTCACGAAGAGATTCAAATCTCTGGTCGTCAGTTCAATATCTTTGACCTTCAAGGTGTCGCCACCCTTGACTACCTGGAACTTTATAAGAAGTTTACTTATAAGGCACAGGAATCCTATCGTTTGGATTATATTGCCGAGGTAGAACTGGGTCAGAAGAAACTGGATCATAGTGAGTTTGATACCTTTCGTGACTTCTATCGTGGTAACTGGAAGAAGTTTGTAGATTACAACATCGTTGACGTGGAACTTGTTGACCGAATGGAAGACAAGATGAAATTGATTGAGTTGGCACTCACGATGGCATATACTGCCAAGGTGAACTACAATGATGTGATGTTCCAGGTTCGTATGTGGGACACCATCATTTACAACTATCTGAAGAAGAGGAACATTGTTATTCCTCCTAGAGATAGGTCTGATAAGAGTGAAAAGTATGCTGGAGCATATGTAAAAGAACCTAAACCAGGTAAGTATGATTGGGTCGTGTCTTTTGACCTTAACTCTCTGTATCCTCACTTGATGATGCAGTATAATATTTCACCTGAAACTTTGATTGAGGAGAAGCATCCATCAGTTACTGTTGATAAAATTCTCAATAAAGAACTTACCTTTGAGATGTATAAGGACTATTCTGTATGTGCCAATGGTGCCATGTACAGAAAAGACATTAAGGGTTTCCTACCTGAATTGATGGAGAAGATGTATGCTGAACGAGTCATCTTTAAGAAACGAATGCTTACTGCCAAGCAGCAGTACGAGAAGACGCCTACTGTGGCACTTGAAAAGGAAATCGCTAGATGTAACAACATTCAAATGGCGAAGAAGATTGCTCTTAATAGTGCTTATGGCGCTATCGGTAATCAATATTTCAGGTACTTTAAGTTAGCAAACGCTGAAGCAATTACGCTTTCCGGGCAAACTTCTATCCGTTGGATTGAGAACCGTGTGAATGAGTATATAAATAACTTGCTCAAAACAAATAGTATCGATTATGTTATCGCATCCGATACTGACTCAATCTATATTAATTTCGGACCTCTTGTTGATAAATTTTATAGTAGTCGTATTAGCGAAACGACTAAACTTGTGGAAATCATTAACACGATCTGTGAAGAGAAGTTGGAACCGTTCATCGAATCCTCTTATCAAGACCTTGCGACGTATGTGAATGCTTACGAGCAGAAGATGCAGATGAAGCGGGAGAACATCGCTGAACGTGGTATTTGGACTGCTAAGAAGAGATATATCCTCAATGTTTGGGACAGTGAGGGTGTGCGGTATGAAGAACCTAAATTGAAAATGATGGGCATTGAGGCGGTTAAGTCGTCTACTCCTGCTCCCTGTAGGAAGATGATTAAAGATGCCTTACAT